AAAAACACTTGGCAAAGATGATTTCGGTCAAGAGTTGATTTTGTTCGGAACAATAACAGGATTAAAGCATTCATTGAGTATATTCAAAATTTTAAATGATAGATAATGAAAGCAGAAATCGGAATCTTGAAAGTATTTCTTGAAATGGCATCAGATGATGTGATTGAAGAAATCAGTCATTTGCTGACACAAAATCCAAATCTTGAACAGGAAGAAGAACAAAATAATTTTCATTCAGTTTATAACCAATTACAAAGCATTATTGAATTATGATAAACATATTCAAAAGAAAGATCAATGATCCAATCAAACCATGTGGCATAAAATCAACATGCAAGCCTGAAATTCAGGCATCATTTAATGAAGTATTTTTAAATGCACATTTAGAACTTAATAAAAAAAGTCGTATATTTAACAAAACAAAAAAAGTAAATCATGGAAAAAAAACATTTTAGGAAAGTGTACAAATCGGAACATTTAGGTGTTGCAGATTTGGAAGATTTGATTGAAGAAGGAAAGAAACTGATCTTCACAATCAAAGAAGTAAAGCAGGAAATTCAAGTTGTAGCTGGCAAGCGTGGTGAATTCAACATTGCATATTTCAATGAACCAATTAAACCTTGGGTTTTGAATGCAACAAATGCAAAGCAAATCAAGATCTTTGCAGGTGGTTCACCATTCGTTGAAGATTGGAAGAATGTGCCGGTTGAACTTTATGTCGATGCGAATGTAAAGATGAAAGGTGACATCGTTGGTGGTGTTCGAATTAATCCGATTAAACCAACAACAACAAAATCAAAGCCTGAATTCACTGAAGAAAAATTTGAGCAGGCAAAGAAAGCAAATGCCACAATTGACATGATAAAGAAATCATATACAATCACAACTGAACTTGAAACTAAATACATCGATTATGCAAAGAACTAAAGAATGGTTTGATCAAAGAATAGGGAAGTTCACATCATCCCGAATTCATGAATTAATGGGAATCAAAGGTCTTGGTAAAACAGGTGAATCATATGCTTTTGAAATGGCAGTTGAAATTGCATGCGGAAAGAATCATGATGATGATTTTGTTTCATTCGATATGCAAAGAGGAATTGAACTTGAACCATTAGCATTCAGTAAATTTCAGGAACTAAAGCAGCAAGAATTCATTAATGTTGAAACGTGTGGTTTCTTTAAGTTTACAGAAAACACCGGTGGTTCACCTGATGGAATCGTTTCAGATGATGCGATTCTTGAAATCAAATGTCCAAAACCAAACAAGTTCTTGCGATTGGTTTGTGACAATCAGATTGATTCACAATATATCGATCAGATGCAACATCAAATGATGGTGGCCTGTAAATCAAAAGCATATTTCTTTAATTACTGCATATATAATGGTGAACCATTATGGCACACAATCGTCGTTGATCGTGATGATGCAAGAATTGCATTGATGCAGGAAAGAATAAATGAAGCAACATCAATAAGAAATAATTTTATAACACATATTTTAAACAACAAACAATGGAAGTAATCGGAAAATTAATTTACAAAGGAGAAACGCAAACAATTGGTGATGGTTTTACAAAACGTGAATTCGTTATTGAATTCGCTGAAAATCCACAATATCCAGAAAAGGTGAAATTTGAACTGATCAAAGACAAAACATCTTTGGTTGATTCAGTACAAATTGGAAGCGAATTGAAGGTTCAATTCAATCTTAAAGGTCGGGAATGGACAAATAAAGATGGAGTGAAACAATATTTCAATTCACTTTTAGCATGGAAAATTGAGAAAATAACACAAGATGTTGAAGAATCTGCACCATTTTAAAAAATAATTTCAATAAAAAAACAAGCCACATTGTACAACCAATGTGGTTTTTTCATTTCATGACATTTCTATGACAATTCTTTTGTTTGTTTGTTTGTTTTGTATATGTTTTTAGTACTATATTTGTTTCAACAAAAAGGATAAAAAACTAAAAAAAATAAAAACATGGAAAATCAAATTTTAAAATTCGGAAAATTCAAAGGTCAAAAATTAAGCAATACTCCTGCATGGTATCAAGAATGGTTGTTGAATCAGGAATGGTTTAAACTTGATAAAGTAGAAGCAAGATATGATGTGATAAGAAAATTTGTTGTTGAATATAGAATTGGAATGGGAAGATCTTATGAAATTACAATGTCAAATTTAACTTGGGATGAAGCGGAAGCACATAAGGATTTATTGAATATGTATCAATTAGATGATTGCACTGAATACTATTATACTAATCCAACACAATTTAAAAATAATTAATTAAAAACAGGGATGGGCAACCATCCCTTTAAAAAACTTAAAACATGGAATTTGGAAAAAAAATAAAAAGCAAATTATGTGATGGAACAAAAGTAATTTATGAAATTACAAGAATCACAAAACTGATGGTTTTTTGTATCATAAGAAATGAAGATGGAAAAATTCTTGATGAAAAAGAAACACAAACATATAAATCACATTTTGAATCTTGGGAAAAACATCAAAACGAAAAATTTAATTGGTAAATAAAAATAAAAACCTTTTGGTGTATAGGTAAACCATTCTTAAAATCATGGAATTTATAATCTATTCAATCATCATCATCCTGCCAATATTTGTAATGGCAACATTAATTATCACAATATCAAACTTTTTTTGCTGACTTCAGAAAGGTTTTCTTTATCCAAATTTCGTTCCATTCTTATGAAAAGTTTTTTATATTTATGAACCATTTTTTCTGTATCATGTTGCAATCCTCCTACATTCGGTTCATTCATTATCTTCATTTCATGAATAGCAACTTCAAGATTTGTTTTTGCAATTTTAGATGTGATATATGCAATTGCAAGTGCTTTGTTTAGAATTTCCAATTTAATACCCTCCTTACATTTACTACTTGATTTTCACGATCTTGTTTAATTTCAAATTTCAGTTCAGGATTTGTTCTTGTTAATCGATTCCTGATTGAATAAAACGAATCTACATTTCTGATTGGTGCCTGAAATTCTTCTTTCAATTTCAATGATAGAAATTGTTTTTTCCAATTGTTTTTTTGTTCCATGTTTTTAGTTGTTAAAAAATTTTGAAATTTCAAATGCAACAAATTGTCTGTTTTGACCAAAATTATTTGCTGCAAAAAAATGTTTAATGTTATTGATTTGGTTGTTTTCTATTGCCCAAGTTTTGATTCCTTCAAGCCTTGCTTTCTTAACTTGCAATTCCGCTTTGTCAGCATAACATCCATTTTGAACATTCACTTGCAATGTGATTACATCTTCTATTAAGTTGATTGCTTTGAATCTGATTTGATCTATTGTCATGATTTTAGTTTTAAATTATTATCCTTGTTTGTTGAAACAAATGTATATCAAACAAACAAACAAATTGTCATGGAAATGTCATAAAATTATTATTCATTATTTTTTGAATTTTCCTGATCTGCTTCCCATTGTTGTTCATCATGATGATTTTCATTGAATTCATTCATTTCATCAATTAACTTTTGTTCATTATAAATGCGATCCCAATAATCATGGCCTTGAATTGAATCCCTCCAATTGAAAGCAGAAATCAATGCATCTGCAGGTGATATGTGATGCAGTTCTAAAACATCAACAGGTGTGTTTGAAATTGCTTCATAACTGATCAGTTCAGGTAATTCGTTTAAAAGTTCTTTAATTGTTTTCATTGATTTGTTTTTCTAAAAATTTAACGATTGTGTTTATTAATACTGCACCAATAAAAATTGGTAAAATGATTATGATTGAGTAGATTATAAATTCCATGTCTTTAGTTTTTTAAAGGGATGGTTTCCCATCCCTGTTTTTAATTATTTAATTTCAATTACATTTGGAAATCCTCTTCTTATATAATAGTTTACTCTTTGCATTATTGCCTTAATATATTCATTTTCCGTTTGGTATATTTCCCACTTATCAACATTGTATTCATCATTCATTCTATATTCCATTTGTTTAGTTGATTGATTAAAAAATGATACAAAAATCAATCTGTATGTAACAATTTTTTTACCTTCTGAAACTGCTAATTTAATATCTTTTAAAGTTGTCATAATTTCTATTTTTTTATCCCTTTTTGTTGAAACAAATATACATCAATAAATATATACAAAACAAACAAACAACAAAAAGAATTGTCATAGAAATGTCATGAAATGAAAAAACCACATTGGTTGTACAATGTGGCTTGTTTTTTTATTGAAATTATTTTTTAAAATGGTGCAGATTGTTCAACATCTTGTGTTGTTTTCTCAATTTTCCATGCTAATAATGAATTAAAATATTGCTTGATCCCTTCTTTATTTGTCCATTCCCGCCCCTTAAGATTGAATTGAACCTTCAATTCGCTTCCAATTTGTACTGAATCAACCAAAGATGTTTTGTCTTTGATCAATTCGAATTTCACTTTTTCTGGATATTGTGGATTTTCAGCGAATTCAATTACGAATTCACGTTTTGTAAAACCATCACCAATTGTTTGCGTTTCGCCTTTGTAAATTAATTTTCCAATTACTTCCATTGTTTGTTGTTTAAAATTTGATATATATAATTATCTCTTAATTTGCTTGCTTCACTTATTCTTTGTTGCATCAGTTCAATTCTTGCATCATCACGATCAACGACGATTGTGTGCCATAATGGTTCACCATTATATATGCAGTAATTAAAGAAATATGCTTTTGATTTACAAGCCACCATCATTTGATGTTGCATCTGATCCATATATTGTGAATCAATCTGATTGTCACAAACCAATCGCAAGAACTTGTTTGGTTTTGGACATTTGATTTCAAGAATCGCATCATCTGAAACGATTCCATCAGGTGAACCACCGGTGTTTTCTGTAAACTTAAAGAAACCACACGTTTCAACATTTATGAATTCTTGCTGCTTTAGTTCCTGAAATTTACTGAATGCTAATGGTTCTAATTCAATTCCTCTTTGCATGTCGAATGAAACGAAATCATCATCATGATTCTTTCCACATGCAATTTCAACTGCCATTTCAAAAGCATATGATTCACCTGTTTTTCCAAGACCTTTGATTCCCATTAATTCATGAATTCTGGATGATGTGAATTTCCCTATTCTTTGATCAAACCATTCTTTAGTTCTTTGCATAATCGATGTATTTAGTTTCAAGTTCAGATGTGATTGTATATGATTTCTTTATCATGTCAATTGTCGCATTTGCTTTCTTTGCCTGCTCGAATTTTTCTTCAGTGAATTCAGGCTTTAATTTTGTTGTTATTGGTTTAATTGGATTAATTCGAACACCACCAACGATGTCACCTTTCATCTTTACATTTGCATCGACATAAAGTTCAACAGGAACATTCTTCCAATCTTCAACGAATGGTGAACCACCTGCAAAGATCTTGACTTGCTTTGCATTTGTTGCATTCAAAACCCAAGGTTTAATTGGTTCATTGAAATATGCAATGTTGAATTCACCACGCTTGCCAGCTACAACTTGAATTTCCTGCTTTACTTCTT